ATATCGCTATCGTCGAGCCAGCAGAAGCGATGCAGATCACGCCCCGGCACGGTGTTGATCAGGTCGACGGTCAGTGCTTTATTCGCCGGATGCTTTACGTTGAACAGCATTACGGATGACCAGTTTTTCCTGGCGTATCGCGTCTGCTCTTGCCCATCCATCTTGACGCCAGGCGGAGGAGCAAAATTGTGCTTGACGCACATCACGGCCTTCGTGGGGTCCGCCAACCCAAACAGCGCCTCGACATTGGTCAGCGCCATCACATCGCAATCGACGAACAGCGCCCAGCCGTCACGCGCGAGATGTGGCGTCAGAAAGCGTGCTATCGCGAATTCCGTTGCCATCGGCGCTTCGCTGATCTCATCCCAGAGCTTGCCGTTCGGCCGCTGCGTCGGACGGTGATAGAGGCCCGCCGCCCGCATGTCGTCGAGCACGATCCCGTTGATCGGGAGCGGCGTATTGAGCCTGCGCCTGATGCTCTCGCGTGCGACCGCAAAGGCGTCGGCCTCGCGCGGATCGAACCCGATCCAAATCGAGCGCTGCGGTGGAAACGATGGAGCTTTCATGCGAGAAGAGGGCGGAGCCCGGAAGCCCCGCCCATCTCAGTCTTACGAGCCAGCGTGCGGCTTGCGGACAGACACCGCATTCCACACAGTCAGCGTCGCGGACGCGGTCGAGCCCGAGGCCGTCACCACGCAAGTGATGCCCGAGATCTGGTAGTGCGACGAGGTGTTGGTCGCGCCGGTCAGCGCGCCCGCGGTGTCGAGCGTGTAGAGCGCCACGGCAACGCCTGCCGAAGCCACGAGGCAAGTGCAAGTGCCCGAGATCTGCACCCATCCGGAATAGCCGGAGGTGAAGGTGTTCGAGGTCTGCACGGTCGCCGGGAAGCCAGCGAGGCCCTCCGGAACAGCGGTGTCAGCGCCCGTGCCGCCGATCAGGACGGCCGCGGCATAGGTGTTGTCAACCCACACAACGGAGTACTGAGCGAAGGTGCCGGCCGAGGTCACGAAGATCCACTCCGAGCCGTCGGTCGCGATGACGCGCGTGCCGGGGAGGAAGGGGAGGCCAGGATATTCCGGGGTTGCCGGGTTGGTCTGGTTGACGGCGCTATAGGTCTGGTTGAGGTCAACTCCGGTCATACCGGGAGTGACGATAGCGGGAGCAAGGGCCATGATGGCTCCTCCAAATATGAGTGCTGATGAGGGTGGGGAGCCGAGCCAATGGTTACTGCCCGGCAGGCACGTCGCTCACTCGCCGCGAATTGGTTTCCGGGCGAGCAAGCGAGAGAATGAAGCGGCGGTTGATAATGGGGCTCAGACCGCCAAAGCCCTGCTGTATTAGGCGAAGAGAACGCCCTGAAGGAACGCGCAGCTCAGCGTCATGTTGCCGGCCCACCCCATGAGGGCGACCATCGCGTCCTGGTTCACGCTGAAGCGCTTCGGGTCCAGAGGAACCATGTCACGCTCAGCGTGGGGGCGCCAATGGATGAAGCGGGTGTTCAGGAAGTACATGGTGTTGCTCGGAGCACCGCCAACCGCGTTGCCGCCGGAATAGTCGGCAGTGAACGGATCGGACGAGAAGCCCTGGAAACCACCATCCAACACCACGTCAGCGTTCATGTACTTCACCGAGTCGAAGCCGATCTCGGCGAGATCCGGCGTCTTGTCGGTCGTGGTGATACGCTGGATCGCCTGGAGGCTCTCGAGATACAGTCTCCAGTAGTTGTTGTCGGCGACAATCAAATCGGGCTTGTCGCGACCGCGAACGATCGAAACGTAGACCCGGTTCATGTAGCTCTGGATGTTCGCGGAAGTCGTGGCCGCTCCACCGCCATGCGTGCCGGCCGAACCGGACGCAGAGAAGTAAAAGTTCTGCCAGAAGGTCCACGTCGCACGGTCAATACCACCGATGACGCCAGAAGTCGGCGAAGTATTCACCAAATTCTGAAGTCCATTGATGGTTCCGGTAACACTACCATCGCCATACATGCCGAGCGACAGACCGTTGAGGAAGGTTTCCTCACCGTTCTCGATACGCGACTCGAGCAGGTCGATGATGGCTTCCTCGCCGGAGTTCTGCAACTCCTCGAGGCCGGAGATCGACACGGCAATAGCGGCCTGCCGGATCGGGTATTCCGCAGACGTGAAGGTCTGCGAGGGGGCGATATTCAGAGTCTGATAGCCAGAATACCACTGAAATGTGCTGTTGTTAGCATACGCCAACTCTTGCACAATAGTACGGCCGCCGGAGAAAGTCTTAATCCGGTTGCGGCTCTTGAGACGCGCGATGAGCGCGTTGTTGCGGGTGAAGTTGTCGGCGAGCTCTCCAGTGCGGTTGCGGAGAGTGGTCGTGACAATTTCGCTGAGGCCTGGGAAGGCCATGGCTTAGGCTCCTGTTAAATGGAGCCCCCTGAGACTTGCCGGCGTGCCTCGGCTAACGATTCCCGAATAGACTTGCCGCCTGATGCTTTGGGAACGGCAGAGCCCATGGGAGATGAACTACGAGGACTCATGGCCCTACGTGCCTTCTCCATGGCTTCGCGTTCCTTCGCCTTGCGATCGGCTTCAGCCTGTGCTGCCTTGGCTGCTTGAGCCTGCTGGGCGGCTTGGGCTTCGGCTTCACGCTTGGCCTGCTCTGCTGACAGGAGCTCGGTGCGCATCTCGGGATCGGCCCATACCGCCTTGTCGTAGGCGTCTTGCAGACTTGTCGCATAGCCGGAAGCCATCATCTGGCCCATGGCGTAGCGGACACGGTCGAAGTGGGGCTTATCCTTAGAGAATGAACCGATCTCGTCTTGAAGCTGAGCCTGCTCCCGGCGGACGAGTTGTTGCTCGAGGGCCGACAGTCTTTGGTCAAGCGGGCTTACAGTCCCGTGCAACGCCTGTTGGAGTTGGACACGGGGATCATTCGGATCTTGCTGCTGCTGGCTAGTCTGGCTAGCGGGGGCAAGGGTTGAAAGGTCGAAACCGTGACTACGAGCGAGCGCCTGGAATGCCTGGGCCTTGTTTGGGCCGGCGAGCGCCTGATGCCAAGCAAAGAGCTGCTTAACGGCATCGCCTTCAGTCTTGCCGACCTGTTGTAGCAGGGGGCGGTAAGGCGCTAAGGCTTCGTCGATCGTCTGGTATCGTTGCTTGAGTTGCTCGACGCCACGCTGGGTGTCGCTTTCCCTTTTGATGATGTCGTTGCGAACGACCTCGGGGAGAGTGTCCCAGATGGCTCTGGTGTCCTTGGACAAGCTGGCCGGAGCTGCCGCGGCGCCTTGTGGGGCGACCTTTGCGGGTTCACTCGTGGCCTGCTGACCGGGAGAGGTGGAAGCGTCAGGAGCGGCCTTAGCGGCCGGCTCGACCTTCGCTGAAACTTGTCCCTTCTCGGGGGCGAATTTACCGGTCTGCTCCTCGCGTGCCCGGCGGGCAGCGGCCTCGCGACGAGCCTCGGATGGCTCACGCTTAACCTTTTCGAATTCGGCCTTTAGAGCCTTATTGAGGTCCGACCGCTTCTTGTCGTCGGGAGATTCTGCGGGATCGGATCGGGAAGACGTCTCGTACTCTGGCGCTTCGGTCGTAACGGGCGCAGAGGTATCCGTTGCGGTTGAGGTTGTGGCCTCAACAGCCTGGTCATCGATTGCCATACAGGCTCCTTAGGGGTTATATAACGCCATGGTCCTTGCCCGGCGCGGTTTTCTCTTAGGTCTGTTCGCGGCTCCCGCGATCGTGCGCGCGTCGAGCCTGATGCCCGTCAAGCTGTTCGAGCCCGAGATCCCATGGGGAATGCGAGGCATGCCCGAGATCTTTCGGGGCGGCACCTGGCCCAGCCTCTCGGAGATCGTCAGGGTAACCCTGCGTAACCGCACAGGTGAGATCGCCGAGATGTCCATCAGGGACAACGCTCTGATCGAGCGGTTGGGGCTCCAATAAAAAAGGCGCCCCGAAGAGCGCCTTGGTTCAGAAATTGATGGATTGAGATTACGGTCGTTTGCCCTTAATAGCTTTCGCCCGCGAAGCTAACTCGGGCGGAAGATTGAATTCTGCGCCCGTTGCCGTTCCTGCCTTATTCTCATATGAGCCAAGCTTGCCAGTCGGCACGTCCACGTAAGACAGATCGCCCCCATAGCCCTTGCGGAAAGGCAGCGCTATTCCAGGCAGGTCATTAGTGAAAGTCGTAGCCTTGCCGACCTCGCCAGGCCGGTTGCCCCGCCATAGCCGCGTGAACCCCTCCGCTGCATCAGGCAGTGTTTGTTGTATGGCGTCTGCGTCACGCCTAAATTGCGCTATGGGGGCTTCAGCCATGCCCGAGGGCGAGCCGTGATACGCCGTGATGCTCGGTGGCTCAGATGCTAGCATCCCGCCAGATGCGGGCGCTCCCTCGGTAGGGGCCGAAAATTGAGCGCCCCCACTTCGTGGAAGCACAATTTGCTGGTCAGCAGGCACGTCCTGCGAATACCAGGGCGGCACGTCGCGACGCTGTTCGGGTGACCAGTCCCTGCGGTTCTCAACATTGCGAGACTCAACCTCGCCGGCCACTCGCCGATAAGCTTGCGAAGGAGTAAGATTCAGCGCATTCTTATATTCAGTCTCTGCGCCTTTCTCCATCTTGGCAATCTGCGCCGCAGAGGGGCGCCCTAACTGCTCCCACGCAGCAAATCCATCCGATGCCGCTTTCTCGACATGGGGAGCTAACGACCCCTGACCGTATTTTTGATTCAGCTTCGCGGTTATGGCCTCCACTGTATCCCCAGGCTCATATACATTAGCAATTTCTTTTGCAGACGCGATATCGTTTTGCTTGGACCGAGCCGACGACCGAATTTGTTCAAGATAGGACTGCATGCTGTCAGCAGTAGAACCCTGCGCAAATCCCTCAATATCTTGAATGCCGTGTTGCAATTCATGAAGCATGACACTGCGCGGCGTATCGCTCCCCGTTGACACATAAAGATTTTGCCCCAACCCGATAGCAGGCCCGGCGTCCGTTTGCCCATAGAGGGCACCAGTCAGCATTGGATTAGCACGCCCGCCCACCATCGCCCCGCCCACATCTTGCGGCCTAAGCACTGAGGCTGGCATCGTTCCTAATTGCGGATAAGCACTAGTCAGTGAGCCGTGGTTGATAAAATCTGCCGTCGTCTGCCCTGCCGTTTTGGGCAACTCTCCGATGGACTTATGCACCATAGTGGCCGTGTTGTCTGGTATCTCAAACCGCCACTTTCCGTCAGCACCTTTCCCCCAGCCTGTGGCGCTCCAAATGTCATCTGGATACGCTCCGGCAGCTTCCATCTGCTCCGCCTTCGCCAGTGCCGCATGATCCGCCGTCTTCGCGAGTCGGCCGCCGAATGTGCCGAGCGCATTCTCAGATGCGGGAGCCATTGCGGCCCGGCCGATCCCTGGTCCCGCCATCAACCCAACGAGGTCGAGGTTTCGCCCCATTCCCTCATCAGAGAGGGGATCAATAATCCGCCCATCTGGAGTTCCGTAATACGCATCATGCGGCCAACTGGCGCCGCTCACCATCCCCTGCACAAGCCGTCCTGGCAACGTTTGGCTAAGCTTGCCCATCATCCTCGACGCCTGATCCTGCGAGGTCAGCGGCAATGCGCCGGGCGTATCGATCATGCCAAATGGATCACCGGAGGCAGGTGGATGCGGCACGTAGCGTTGCTCTTGAGCGCCATGCAACGCCTGCGCATAATTCGTCGCATTATCCGACGTATCGAAAATGCCAAGATGCTTGCCTGTCTCCCGGTATTGCTGAATTGCCTCCTGATCGCTCATCACCCGTCCGTCGTCCGAAACGGTGGGGATCAACGTCTCCCCCTTGTCGGTGCCGATCGACATTGAACGCACCGTCGAAACCGACCCATCTGGGTTCTTCACTACAGGTCTATTATTGAGATCAATATTGCCGGGAACCCGCAACCCTGCTGCCGTACCTGTAGGCGAGCCGCTCGAAGACGGATCGGCAAATGATGCCGGATCAGTCGTCAGTAACTGCACGCCTGCTGCCTGCGCGGCCCGCTGCGCCGCTAATGCCTTTAGAAGCGGATCTTGCGGCTGTGTCGGATCATAACCCGGCGGCATCCCTGGATCATTAGGGTATGCCGGGGCCGTGTCCCAGAAGCCCATGACTAATCGTCGCCCTCGTTCATCGAGCAGACGAGGTTGAGATCATCCGCGAGCTTGCGAGCTTCCTCATACGACATTCGAAGAATCTCGCGCGTCTCATCGCCGCTCCAGATGACGACCGTTGAACTCCTAGCCTCGATGTGGAACTCGTTGCCCTCGCTGTCCTTGAGGCCATAATGCGGCGAGAAACCCATTGGCTCAACCTCCGGTCGGCGCGAAGATGATATCGCGGCGCAATCGACCCTCAACCCGGTAGCCAAGCCCAACGATCACATCCCTAACATAGCCCTTTGCGATGCCGTATTTCGCGCTCAAGCCCTTATCCTCGAGCACGATGACCGGCTTATGGGTCTGGATCGTGCCCATGGCGCCCATGATGGCAGCATACTCCCGGCCCTCGATGTCGAGGCAGATGAGATCGCAGGCCTTCAGTGCCAGGTCGTCTATGCGCAGGGTGGGGATCGCGCCTGCCCCGCTAACATAATGCGCCCCGGCATTATCAGCCTTCCGGCTCAGCTCGATCGTCTCGTGAAACTGGCCGAGCGCGGCGTTGAACTTGTACACATTTTCATGCGGTGCATTCACGCAAAGGCAGCGAAAGTTGGTCGGATCAGGCTCGAACGTGTAGACCGTCTCAAAGCGCTTGATCAGAGCCGCCGGCCAGACGCCGCAATTCCCGCCCGCCTGCACCGCGACTCTAAACCCCTTGCAGTAGGGATAGACCTGCTCAAGGTCGGCGACCTGCGCTCGCGCGGCGCGCAGGCATTCGACATCATCTGCGGGCCAGAGCAGCCCATCTGCGTCGCGATAGCCCGTCGGGATCATGATGGCTAGTTGAGCGTCTCGGCCAGCTTACGCGATAGGGGCATCAATTGCTCCTTCTCGACGACCGCGATCACCCTATCCAGCTCCCGGATCTGATGCGACAGGTAGCCGTGCAAGAACGCCGCCGGCCCCTTGGCGTCCGCGATCTCCTTGCGCGTCACCTTCGGATCAGCAGCCATCTCTCGGGCCTGATAGTGGAGATCGTTGAGAAGGAAGCTCAGAAACTTGCGAGCCGCCAGGTTCTCAGCATGCGTGGTTTCGATGACGGGCTCAGGCGCGGCCCTCTTTAGCGGCTTGCCGTTGGCACCTAGCAGGCTCACCGGCTTTCTGCCCCACCCCCGCCGCCATCCCGGCCGGGATACTGAGCGAACGGCTGCATGAGCTGGTTCTGGTCTTGGCCGCCCATCTGTCCCATCTGGCCCATTTGTCCCACCATGCTAGCCGGCGCATTCGGGTCGATGCTTTGATATGGGCTAATGCCAAGCATGCCGCCCTGCACGGTAGGACTGCCGGTCATCGCCATCATGCCCGCTTGCGTTACCGGGTTCTGGCCGCTTGGGAACGACAGACCAGGCGTTCCCAGTTTTCCCATAAGGGCGTTCCCCATGAGGCTTTGATAGTTGCTCGGGTCAACCATGACTATCCCAACAATCCTAGTGCGAGAAGCTCATTCGGCGATGGCATCGGGTAAGCCTGGCTCTGAGGCACTCCCGAGGTGCCCGGCATGTACGGATTCTCCGCAGACATCGCATCCGCCTGCGAAATAGCCGTGGGAGCTGAGTCCAACTGCCCCTGAACGAACCCATGCGCGACCGGCCCAGAACTGTCGCCCATGAGCAGACGGGCCATCGCCTGGATATCGTTCGGATCGTTAGGGTCCACGATAGCCGCTCCTCAACTGATCGATGGCGCGCTTGATGTCCACGGCCCGCTGGCGCTTGTCGAGCTTCGGCGCGCTGCGCTTCGGGTTGTAGTTCACATCATTGCCTAACTCACGACAACCCGCGGCCACCGTCATCTTGCGGAACTGGCTCTTCGAATCCGTGTAGACGTTCGCGACCGGATGCCAAAGCAGATCCTGCGTGTCGGAGATCACATAGGCCGCCCCACCGCCCTCATGGTAAAACGCTTTTGCCTTCTCAACGAGTTTACCATGGCGCAGAACGTAGGTCGTCATGCCCCCGCTCCAGTCGGCTGAGCCTTCGCGGCCTCCATCGCCTGTTCATGCGCCATCTCGCCGGCCTCGAGCTTGTGCTCATGGCCCACGCCCGCCTGTTCCAACTTCTGCTGATGCCCGAGATGCGTGGCCTGCATATTCATTCCAGCCAAGGCAATCTGTTGCTGATGCTCACGGTCGCTCGCCTGCATCTTGTGCGCATGCTCTTGCTCGGCGATCTGTAGTTTAACGCCGAGTTCCCTCTCGGCAAGCTGCATCTTTAGTTGAAGCTGCGCCATCTGCATCTGATGCTCGGCTTCCTTCATTTTGAAGTCGGCCGCCATTTGCTGCTGCTCCATCTGGCCCTTCTGCTGGGCGATCTGAGCATCCGCTGCCTTCTGAGCCATGGCCCGCTGGTTGTCGTCGGCGCTCGATTGCGCGTCGGTTTTGGCCTTCTGCACCTCCGCGGCGGCCTTGATCTGCTCTGCCTGGACCTTCGGATCAGGCGGCTTCGGCTGCCCGGCGGACTTCTTGGCGTCCTTCTCCTTCTGGTCGACGTATTCCTCGATCGCGCTTTCGAGGTCACGCCCAGCTCTGAACCCGCGAGCCGTAAACAAGATAATCTTGCCGATCAGCGGGACAATCTCGGGATCAGCCATGCCGGCCTGCATCCCTTTCTCAAGCATGCCCGACATGGCCGTCATGAACTCGACGCGGGCCGCCTTGTCCTCGTTGGCGTCCTGATTGAGCGTCGAGTCCGTCTCGATGTCGATCCTGAAGCCGCGTAGCTTGTCCTGGCGAAGCAGGCCGAGCGCCCTCTCGACGAGCTGCTGCTTCTCGATCTCCGCGGCCTGGCGCTTCTGCTCATACTGCGCCATGTCCATGGCGTATTGAAGCTGCGGAGGTATCGCAGGAGGAGCCATGCCTGGCTGTTGCGGGGAGGGAGGAGCACCCGGTGAACCCGGCGGCTGCAACCCCTGCGATGGCGAAGGCGGCATTCCGGGGGGCGGCATAGCCCCCGGCGGAACAGCGGCGCCTTGTGGTGGGTGGAACGGCCCCCCGGGGACTGGATTGCTCGTCTGCGCGGCAACACCGCTCGGAGCGGTATTAATCCCTGAGGGGCCTGGCACGCCTGCTTGCGCAGGATTCATCGGCGGGCCACCATTGTGGCCCATCATCGGATTCTGAGCCTGCTCGTCAGGCTTCGCCGGAGGCGTCGGCATCATCGGCCCGACGCCCTCATCATACATGATCCCCGACACGTCGATAAGCGTCTGATCCGGGAAATGCTCGGCGATAATCTCGCCCATCATGCGAATGATGTCGCGGCAAAAACGAGCAACCTCGGCCTGCCGGTCTTGCAGTCGCATGCTGCCAAATCGGCCCTTGGTACGCACCGCCTCGGCCGTCTCACGCGGGTCAGACTGCCCGCGGATCACATCGGCCAAGCCGGTGATCTCGTAGAGATCCTTCTTGATCTGTTCCCTAGCCTGAAACAGCTCCATCAAGGTCGAGCCGATCATCTCGATCGGCATGAAGTCCACCGCGCCCTTCAGGCCCCCCTTTTCCGCAAATCCCGCCCAGTCCTTAATGGCGATCATGCGGTTCTCGCTGCCCTCGTCGAGCAGCCGCGCTAGTTCCTTGTTGGCACTATTGTAGACGCCCCGGACCTGAAGCGCCGCCAAGAGCGCATCGCAGCGACGCGTCAGGTTGTCGAGCTCGATCGCCTGATCCTGATACTCGGCGAAATCAGGGATCGGCTTCAAGGTGTCGTTCGTCATCGTGGCGAACAACGGGCGCGGACACGGCCAGAAGCCCTCAAGATTCAGCGGGTCATCCTTCGGCTCCTGAAGAAGCCGATCGAACCCCTTGGCGACGAAATACACTTTACGGTCGTATTTGCACCAAATCTCGTAGACAGTGGCTTTCCTCAGCCCGTCCTTCATCCGGTCCGCGACTTGCGACCGGTTCTTGTCGTCCGGAACCCTGTCAAGCGGGACGTCCTTGCCGATTTTCTTGCCAAAATTGTCGATGAGGTCGTCGCGGCCCATGTAGCGACGACGCCAGATGGCCTCGACCTCTTCCCAAGTGCGGGCCTTGGTGTGGCCGAAATCCTTCCAATTGACGTAATCGACGGCGACGCTTGCACCGATTAGCTTCTCGGACTGGCTTTCGTCGGTGCGTTCGTCACTCTCGTCATGTTCGTCACGCTCGGGCGAGCGGTCCTCATAGCCATCCTCGTCGACCGGCTCGCCATCGTCCTCGGCAAGCTGATCATCGCCATGCTCGGCGGGGCTCGAGGCCGGCCCGAAGGCGGGAATATACCGCAGCCACGCCGTCCCACGACCGGGAAGCAGGTAATCATAGATGCATTTGGTGACCGTCTCGTGGAAGCCGCAATCCATCATCTCGTAGCGCATGGCGCGTTCGAGGATCTGGCTGGCGGCCCGCCCCACAACATCCTTATCGAGGAAGCGTCGCTCGGCGATCGGCACCGGCTCGCGGCTGTAGAGGCTAGGCTTCAGCGTCTGGACGTTCGACCACAGGATGTTGTAGCCGCGCGAATGCGCGAATCCGCCAACCGCGGTTATGCCGCCTTGGCCATCCGGCATAGGAGCCCGATAACGCAGGACGATGTCATCGCCGCGCTTTTGCCAAGCGTTGTCATCCTCCTCGAATTGCTCGATCTCATGCTTCCAACGCGCGGCTTCTTCATCGCCAACGTTGTCTTCACGTTTGGCGAGCGTAGTCGTGCGTCGGGCCATGATGCTATTTAATTAATCCCAATTCTATGGCGTTCGTCTCAGGCGTCCAATGCTGCCACTGGTCGCGAATGCCGCCCATATCGATCGGTCTGGATTTCGGATGCCGGCAAGCCGCTCTTTCGCGGCGCCGATCTTCCGCGAGCACGATCATCCGAATGCGGACCCCCGTCAGGCCGAACTTGGCCCCTATCTCGCGTAACTTCAGCCCATCACGATGCCGGGCAACCCATATGTCGCGATTCCGCTCAGCCGAAGGGTGAACATAGTGAGCCGGCCGCGTATACCTTGCCGCGTGCTCGGCTGCCTCTCGCTCTAGCCTGGCCCATAGCAGCACCTGCTCCCGGCGCCGCTCGGCGTCGCGCTCAGCAAGCAGGCTATTGAACCAGTCGTCATCCATAAAGTCAGTCTCTCAGACGCTCACTTGCCCTTCAGTTGGGCCAACGCCGTTCGAGCATGCTCATGAGCAACTCATATCCGGGCGTGTTGGGCTCGAACATATAGCAGGAGCCGGTCACGAGGTCATACAATGTCGGACAACGCCCAGTGCTGATCTTCTCGACCGTCATGACGAATTCGGCCTTATCCACGGCAGCGGCCGTTCGGCTGACCACGTCCGGGTCTGCCTGCGCAACGGCATCAAGCTTCACTTGCCGCCCTTCTTGAGCGGGATCTTGCGCATCGGCGTCGCCTTCCCGGGATTGGGGAAGTCGAGCGTCGGCGAGACGTTGATCCGAGGCGCGCGCGGAATGGGCTTGTTGACGCCCTTGCCGTATTCGTTCATTTTCTTAGCCATGGCCGTCAGCCCTTACCAAAGTTGCTCTTGCCCATCTTGGGCGCAACGCTCGGCGTCGAGAACGAGCCCTTGCTCATGAGCTTCTGCGCAAAGCCGTTCGCCGACTCCTGCGGCTTCGTCTTATAGCCGGGCGTGGTCAGGCAATGCTTGGAGGAAAGCTTGCCCTGGTTGCTGGTCAGAATGGATTTCATGGCTGTTCCTTTCTTGGGAAGTCAGAGGCAAAAAGCTCATTGCCCTCACCGGCATCGAGGACATATTCGTAGATTTCGCAATTCTCATTGTCGCTCTCAGCGCAGAGAGCATCATGCGCCAGTTCTAAAGACGAGAACACGCCAAGTGGTACGCCATGCCCCTCATAGTCATAGTACCTGAGGACAACCCAGACCTTCACCTTCAGGTGCCTTTACGTTGTTGAGTCCGAAGCTCATTGTCCGCCATAACAGCCGTTGCAGCATGCCAATATACGGACCACCCCGGCTGAACGGACGCGGCAGACACGACCTGCCATCCGCGTGCCGTCATCGGCATATTCTGATTCGAGACGATATCGTCGGGGTTGTCGCCCATCGCCGCACAGATCAATCGCGCGAGCCGTTCAGTCTCATTACGCCTCTCCTCGTAGTCCATCATTCCGACACCATCGCGGAGCATGTCTCGACAATCGCCACCGGGATTCCCGTCGCCGTCGCCCACGCCTGCAAGAGAGCGTTGCGGCCGGAGCGATATTGCTCGAGATAATTGCCCCCGACAGGCGGCAAATACGGACGCCACTCAGCCGACAATTGTCCATCCGCATCAATGGCCATGTCGCACCAACATGGCCCCACCCTGAAGCTCGATGAAACCAATGGCTCAGCCATCACGGTGCTTTGTCCAATGCGCGGCGACCAGCAGCAGTTAAAACGTAGTGCGGACCCGGAACGCCACATAAATCAACTTCGGCGAAGCCTTTTATGATCAACCACATTTGAATTGAGCCGAGGTTATCCACGCGCCTTGTCATCCGCCGCAACGCGTCAATCGCCTCTGCGGTGAGAGGGATGTCGGTTTCTGCAAATGGCCACATCACCGCAAGCGCCCGATCGCCTCGATATCATCCGGAGTGATCTCAGTCGGGCAAGCGAGGCCCTGCTTCTTGAGGAATGCAGCACGCTGCTCGACAGTGTCAGTGTCGGGCTTCATGTTGGTGATCCAGTTGATCGGCGGCGGGGCAATGGGCTCAGCCTCAGGCTCCCCAAAGACGGTGCCCCATATCTTGGATACTGAGCCCGGCGAAAGCACAGCCTCACGCTTCATCACGCATTCCGGGCATTCGCATTGCACGCTAATGCCGGCTTGCGTCGTAACCTGCCGCGCGCCCTCGATTGCCACGCGCGTCTCCGGATCGCCGGCGATCACGCGCCATGCTTTGCTCATCTCGTCCGCCCATTCTTTTGTCCGAACAAACGGCTTCTCTCTCACTTGCGCTTGCCTCGCTTGGCCTCAGACAGGGCAATCGCGACCTTGCGCGCCTTGCTTATGGCGATTACATTGTGCATAGCCATCGTCCTATTGGAGGGCCGGATGCGATCTCGGCGAATTGCTAACTGTCGTCAATGTGGAACGAAGTTCAAAGCCAAGGATTCCCAGAGCGCCTTTTGTAGTCGCTCGTGTGCAACTACCTACTTCCGAACGGCGGGCGTTCTTGGGGGCAGACCACGTCAAGGTATAAACCTTAATTGCCCCGTATGTCATTCAGACTTCTATATTCCGCGCCACCGGATATCCAGAACCCCAATCCACTATTGCTCCCGTTCGTGTTTCGCCAAAGTCCACCTGGAACGATTCCGATACGCAAAATTCAAACCTTTAGGACGACCCGTCAGAAATTACAAAACCATAACAGTAAGCGGGAAGCGGGTCCGTGAGCACCGCCATATAATGCAAGAGCATTTGGGCCGTAAACTTGCTCACCATGAGCATGTTCATCACATCAATGGGGATTGGCTCGACAATCGCCTTGATAACCTCGTAGTTCTATCGAACGCAGATCATCAACGCCTTGAGCTATATGAAAGCGGCCACTCCAAGAGACCGTTTACTTTTTCCGCCCCTTCTTAGCTTCAGAAATTGCTATTGCCACCGCCTGGGCGCGGGTCTTCACAACAGGCCCCTTCTTCGAGCCCGAGTGCAGATCACCACCCTTGAACTCGTGCATCACTTTTGCAATTTTAGGCTGCGACTTGCCGGGCTTCTTCATGGCTTGCTCTCTCTTTCAATCTCGTCCGCTTCCGCCACGCTAATGTACACCTGCGTCGCATCGTCATACGCCTGGCAGACGCGCCGAAGCTCCTCGACGGCTTCGTGGAATTCAAGAAGAACTTGCTCGAGGCCACCACGCGACGGCCGTGATGCGCGCGGGAAGTAAACGACCTCTCCCATCACTCAGCCCCCGAGGCCTCACCAACCTCCAAGTCGAAGTATCTGCACCAATCATCAGCATTGATGTTGCCGGCCACGATGCGGCAATGCGCTCCCTCGAAATACTGGCAGATGCCACAATGGCGCTCCGGCATGCCATCGCCGTATTTAGCCGTGCGCTTAGAAATCTTTTCGCCAGCATCAGCGACAGCGCGGGCAACAGCAGAGGCAAGGTCGTTCATGCCGGCGGATACGGATCATAGCCGAAGCAATGATGGTCAGCGCCACCTAGCATCTCGATTAACTCGTCAGCGGCTAAAAGCGCATCGCGCAGATCACATGCGAACCCTGCGTCAAGGTCAAGAGGCCGGGGTGCCCAACGGATCTTCTCAATCAAGTCGAACGCCTTCTGCGCTGAATATCTTTTCCCCAAGGCTTTCTTAGCCTGCGCCTCTCGCCAGTTTGTCGGACGCCAGGAGCTGCTGCGCAACTCACGCCCAATGGCGAACAGGGCATCCTCGATCGAGTCAACCGTCTTGCGGCCACAATTGGGAATCCGCAAAAGCTCCGGGCGCGAAAGGGAACAAAGCTGGTCGATAGTCGAAATGCCCTCGCTCTGAAGGATATGCCACGCCCTAATTTCAATCGTGTTAGGAAGCTTGCCGAGCAGACCCAACAGCTCCTCAGAAGTCGGGGGATTCATATGCGCCTCGCGTGCTTAGGGATTGCTTCCTGCATATCCCATAACTCATCGAGGGTCACGTCCTCGATGAACCGGGGCGGCGGCTTAACCACAGGCGCCTCGATCTCACGATACGCCATGGCCATGTACCGAAAGGCGTCAGCACTGTGACTCGTCCAGTCGTGCCGCGGTGCGTCCTTGAACGTCTTCAGCTTCTCGTCGAAGTCGGCGCGGTATTGCCGGAGCGCCTCGAGACCCTCTGCGCACTTAGTCTTGTCGAACCAGCACTTGGGGATGGTGAGCCGAAGTGCATTAACACCGTCCATAAGCTTGTGGTCGGGAACCAATGCGGGAGATAGCCCAAGCTCTCCAAGAGTTTCAACTCGCGTTCGGCCTGTTCCCAGCTCTCTAACGCGGGCATCGTGGGGGACGTAATCTCGACCAGTGCGTCCTTCTCCAAGCGCGATACCTTTCGCTGCAATGACCTTAGCATAATGCGCTAATCCCTGCCCATTGTTCTCGTA